GAACCCAAGCGCGTCGAGGGTCACCACGGCATGAAAGGCGCGCCACTACTCATGATTGTCGATGAGGCCAAGAGCATTCCAGCCGAGATCTTCCAGGCAATCGACCGGTGCGGTTACGCTGTCCTATTAATCATCAGTTCGCCTGGGCTTCGTTCCGACACCTTCTTCGATTGTTTCGGGATCAATCGTGCTAATCATTTGCTCTTCGAGATCACCCTTGAGCAATGCCCACATATCAGCAAAGAGAAGATCCGGGATATGATCGAGACCTATGGCGAAGAGCATCCTCTTGTTCGCTCTTCGATCTATGGCGAATTTATGGATATTGCTGAGGGCGAGAGCTTTATTGTACCTTTTCAGCCGCTCATGAGCATGATTCAAAATCCGCCCGGCGCCAAGATCAGCCGGCATGAGTACGCAGCGTTCTGCGATTTTGCTCAAGGCCGAGACGAGAACGTCCTTGCTATCCGCACTGGGAACAAGCTGATCGATCTGATCGGGTTCCATGATACTGATGCGATCGCGATTGTGGGTCGGTTCATCATGGAATTCCGTAAAGCGGGCTTGAGGAGCGAACAAATCTGGGGTGATTCAGGCGGATTAGGGCTTCCCATGTGTGATATGCTCCGGGATGCTGGCTGGCCGATTAACCGGTTTAGCTTTGGCGCCAAACCGACTGATGAAGATCACTACATCAGCCGGGGAGCAGAGATTTGGCATTCGTTTAGCCAGCGGATCAGCCGTCAAGAGCTCGTGCTGCTGAATGATCCTATGTTAATTGCCCAGTTGACGAGCCGTAAATCGACTCTAGATGCACGCGGGCGATTGGGAATTGAGAAAAAAACCGATATGGCGGCCCGAGGTGTGAAGTCCCCTGATAGAGCCGATGCCGTGATTGGCGCTTTCAGTCATGGAGTGCAGAACTTTGCGACTTATGTTGGTCGGACAAAAGATCCGTGGGAAAGGCTGGAAGAAGAGTACGAGGGGCTCGAAGCAGGCAGCCGATTACGGGATCGCGGATTGCAACACCAACTTGAAGATGCCGGAGCTTGGACCGGTGATTAATCATTGGCCGTGAATGGGCGATTAAACATCTTTACAGGCGATTGCCAGGATATTCTGCCGACAATGCAGGCACAGAGCGTGCAATGCTGCGTGACTAGTCCGCCATATTGGGGTCTTCGGGATTATGGCACCGCAACATGGGAGGGTGGGAATACCGAATGCGATCATAAACGCTTTAATGCTTATCCAACGGGATTGAATGGGTCCTGTGACGCTCAGGACAATGGCAAGTTTTTTAAAGATCTTTGCCCTAAATGTGGCGCTAACCGTATCGATTCGCAGTTAGGATTAGAAGAATCCCCAGAGATTTATATCACCAGAATGGTTGCCGTGTTTCGCGAGGTTTGGCGGGTGCTAAAAGACGATGGCGTTATGTTTTTAAATCTTGGCGATAACTATGCAGGTTCCTCAATGTCAGGAGGCGGTAAGGAAAGCTCAACACTGGTCGGAACCCATCACGAGGATAGAAATGGATGCAGGTTCAATGGGGTAAAGAGAGAGCTAGGTGGCCTAAAGCCTAAAGACCTCTGCATGATTCCGGCGCGTGTTGCGATGGCGCTGCAATCCGATGGCTGGTATTTGCGCAGTGAGATTATCTGGTACAAGCCGAATCCGATGCCCGAAAGCGTGACTGATCGGCCAACCAAAAGTCACGAATACATTTTTCTGCTCACGAAACAGGATCGGTACTTTTATGATGCGGAGGCGATCAGAGAAAAAGCTGAAACTGCGGGTGATACGGGTTTAGGTTTTTATCCTAATCGAGCTTTTGCAATGGGTCGGAATCCATTCGGAAACGAGCTTAATGGAGGCCGCGCTATTCTTAGGCCTAATTTCCGCAACAAGCGCTCAGTCTGGACAATCGCCACGCAGCCATACGATGGTGCCCATTTTGCCACTTTCCCCGAAGAAATCCCGAAGCTGTGTATTTTAGCCGGAACCCGAGCTGGTGACACGGTTTTAGATCCATTCGCTGGTAGCGGTACAACAGGCAAGGTGGCGATCGAGCTTGGACGGCGCGCGATACTGATTGAGCTCTCCCCAGCCTATGTACAATTGGCGCGCGAACGCACCAATGTGACGCCCGGATGGTTCTAGCAGAGCTCCCTTGGAGCCGGTAATTAGCCGGCCCCAAGCTTTCCTGACACTCATCAGGCGCTTAGGACCGGCCCAAGCTTGCATTAACCACAGCAAAACAATTCTAGCGCTTTATTTTGCCTTGTGCCAAGCAGATTTGTTTGTTATTCCGTAATACAAGATGAATGGAGAAGAGCCCCAGAAGGAAGAGCCTCAAGTCCAACAACAACAGGAAGGAGTTGAGCCTTTGGCAGCGCCGACGCCCGGTACAGTAATCGCTTCAACAGTAACGATTGATGCGCTTTTTACGAGCGTTTATGGCACGCGTTCCGCAGACCTGGCCGCCACGCCGATTTATAGCTGGAATACTCCCAACTCAATTATTGCTCAGTGGCCGAGCGTGACTGACAACTACAGTGCGATTTTTTGCAAGTTCGAGGCGCGCTCACTGAAAGGTTCTTCGATCGCTCAAGCGTAATGCCTCAAAGTGTTACAGTGCGGCTGCATCGGACTATTACGTTGGCGGCCAACGATTTGTGCACCGTGAATTATTCGGGTGCTGATGGTGGCAAAATCTATATGAAGAACACTGGGCCTGGTAAAGCCTGGGTCAGTCTTGATACCACTAAACCGGCGACAGTAGGCGATGTGAATAATGTCTTTTTAGCAGTCAATGATTCGATCATATTTGAGCGGATCCCACGCAACACGGTCTTCACCCTGAACGCCGATACGGCGTCAACCATTCTGACTTTAACCCAGCTTTAAAGCGCTCATGGGTAATGGATCACCTCCTCCTCAAGAATTGACTTGGGATAGTCCGCTGAAATCTTTATTTCTGGATTCGTATAATTTCAGTCCTGAGTTGATCGATCCCGCAAAGCCGCCTCGCTTTATTCGGATGTATGCTGACCGGTGGCAGGCCAATTGGCAGTTTTCAGGAATTCCCGATCCGCAATCTCACACGATTATGGACATTTACATCCATGTGCGGCCAGTAGAGCCCGCAATTATCACGGTCAAAGTGTGAATCGATGCCTGAAGACAATTCAGAACTTTATTCCGAAATAACGGGTGATCTTGAAGACCGTTCCAAATGGGAAAGCCGCCAGATCGTCTGGGCCAAGATGCGCGGAGCCGGAGTTGGCAGAGCTAATCGGCCTTGGCCAGGAGCGGCTAATGTGCACGTGCCAGTGGCTGACACCATTATTGGCAAGCTCAAACCTTATTACGTAGTCTGGATCTTTGGGCCGGAACTGCTGGCCAGTTTCTATTCGTTGGAGACTCAGGGTGATAGCTATACCGATAGCGTGGCGCAATGGTTCGATTACAAGGTTCGAGAAGTCTCAAACTTCAGCGAGCAAGCCGTTTGTGCGATCGATTCATGTCTGCAGAACGGCTTTGGAGTGATCAAAACCTACTGGGATGATCGGGCACGTAAACTCTCTTTTACCAGCATCCATCCATACTTCATCATTGTGCCGGCTTACTCGACATTTGATTTCCAGAAAGCCGATCGGGTCGTTCACGTGATGCAGTACAGCCGTGATGAATACGAGCGTGATGCCCAGCGTAAAGGGTTCAACACTGATGAGACCTACATTGACAGCATCACTGGCGAGGGTAAACCGGATCAGAAATATGAGCGGCATCGGTATACGGCTGAGGGTTTAAGCTACTCAAAGCTCTCTGACATGATTGTGCTTTGGGAGGTTTATATTCGCGAAACTGATGGCCAGATACGGGTCAAGACTTTTAGCCCGATGCAGCCTGATGAACCTGCCAGAGGCGATTTCAAGCTTCCGTATGAACACAAAGAAATCCCGCTGACCATGATTCCGTATGAGCTGACTGATGGCGGGTTTTACTCAAGTCGCGGAGTCTGTGAGCTGGTCCAAATGTATGAAGCAAGCGCGTGTAAGACCTGGAATGAAAAGCTTGATTTCATGTCGATTGCCAATCGGCCGGTACTTTCCACGCAGGGCGGGAGTATCAACGCTCAGAACATCCGATGGGAGCCAGGGGCAGTTTATGATTCTGTCTTACAGCTTGTTCAACAGCCAGCCCCGCCAGTCAGCTTCGATCAGGAGATCAGTTCTAACCGTTCCATGGCGGAACAACGGGTTGGTATACCGGATTTTGGTGTGGCGGGTCCCAATCAGCCACAGGGCAATAAGACAGCGACTGAGACCAACGTTATCACCAATGTGATGCAGCAGAATAATGATCTGCGAGCGCGGATCTTGAAAGGCGCCATGACGCGGGTATTTGAGCAATCCTGGGGATTACTCAAACAGTACGACCGGGAGAGTCTGGATTATTTCTGGCGCAATCAACGGCAGAGCTTGGATGACGCAGCTTTCGACAACAAATATGTGCTCAAACCCAATGGAAGCGTCGATGGATACAGTCGCGAGCGCGAGATCCAGAAACTGATGCAATTGCGTCAGCTTAGCCAGGGTTCGCCTTGGATCATTACGCCGGAGATAGACAAGAAGATTGTTGAACTGATGGATTCGCAGTGGGTCGCGGAGATTTATTCTGAGCCCAAGGACTTGGCGGCTGATCAACAGGAACAACAGGCGGTCGAGAATTCGATCATGACTGATGGATTTCTGCCTCAGGTTAAGCCTAATGATGATCACGTGGTGCACTTACAGGTTTGTGACGGCTTTATAGGGTGGCGGACTCAGCAAGGGCAACCGATTCCGCCGCCTTTGATGTCGATCTTTATGCAACACATGCAGATGCACGTTGATGCTGCCAGAAGTAATCCGCAGTACTGGAAAACGCACGCTCAGGATGTCATGCCGTTCCAGCAAAAGATTCAGCAGACGCAGAAAGCTATGCAGACTCAAGCTGCTGCTGCTCAAAAAGCGCAACAGTTGCGTGGTGCGCTTGGTGTGCCACCGCCGGGCGGGGTGCCAGGGATGGCGCCGCCGCCTGTGCCGCCAGCAGGCCCAAATTTACCGCAGCCGGGTCAGCCAGCGGTCGCACCCGCTGGGCCGCCTTTACCAGGAGGTAACGGAGGAGTGCCGACGCCATGAACTGGGTGCTCCGATGGTATCTGCGTGTAGTTTTGAGCCGTCCGATAATTCGGGCGGTA